GTACTGGTACGGTGCTGCAATAGCCTGACGTGTAGCTTACCATCAGGTTTGACGAAGTTTGAAATGCCATCTACAAAGCTGGACAGATATGTTTCTATAGCAGACAGTCTGCGTACATTAGACAGAAACTGTTCTGCCTCTGTGTTACCCTTGCTACGTGCAATGCCCTCAAGGAATACGAGATTCTCTTTGCTTGTGCTAAAGCCATTGGCACTGATCCACTTGGCTGTAGGTGCCACAAACCTTAGCCCTGCCACAGTAGTGGTATCAAGAAATAAAAAGCCAGTAGCGTCACAATCAGGACATCTATTAGTTCTTGCATAGGGTGTTCCATCCTTCTTTAGTTTTCGTATTTGCCCATTACCTTTACAGGTATTACATTGCTTTGCTTTCTGCTTGTACAGTATGTCACTGCCACTACGTACCTGATGTTTATAATCCTGATCACCCATGTATTCGTCAAACAGATCAGCCCAAAACTTCTTATCCTTTGGCTTGCGGCTGTAGATAACCCAAGACAATTGCTCTGGGCTGTTAAGGTTGATAGGTGTGTCGCCCATCAGTTTACGTACCTGTGCCTCAAGCAGAGCAGTAAGAGTGTCACGTTCCTGTGTAAACTCTTGACGTACTTCCTCAAGCACAGACATGTCTACAGAGAATCCTCGTTGATATATACGAGCAAGACGTACAGCAAGCTGGTTGGTAAGTTTGATTGTTCCTTCTAGTGTACTGCATTCCTCGTACCTCATCCGCAAACGTTCATACAGTTGTTGTGTAGCTGCTAGGTCAGCAGATAGATAGTCAGACAATTCCTGATAAGGCATGTCACGTACTTGCTTACCAGCCTTCAGCCATTCCTTCATGGTGTCTTGCTTCTTTGTGTCAAGTTCGTAGCGTTCTGCACATGCTTCCAATGACACGGGGTTAGTTGTCTGCCCACGTTGAAGGACATACTCACCAAGCATGGTGTCAAAGATAGGACCATTGTACGTAAAGCCAGACTCCCATAACCATATAAGATCGTGAGCAGCATTGTGCATGATAAGAAGAGGAGCACGGTCAAGTAAGTCTTGTACTATCTGTGCTCCTCTGTCGGTGGGGGGATGCTCTGCGTGATCGAATGTCACAATAGCTTCGTTTCCAAGATCATCTAGCATACCCACCATAACCAATGTATTCTCAGGTTCAAACGGATCAAGGTGTAGCTTGCCGTTTCGTTTGGTCACAGTGTTTTCTACGTCGAGTGTCAGGTGTTTCATTCTTCTATCAATACCTCATTTGCATACATCCTGTCAAGATGTTCGTGAAACTCTTTGTCGTTAGCATACATTTCCATTGCAGTTACTGCTTCTTTCAGTGTTAGATTGGTACGCCTCATTGCTGAGTGTAATATAATCTCTTCTGTCATAGTTGCTGTATTCATATTTTCACTCCTCGTTCAAACAAAACTCACAGAAATCACCTGTCGATACATTTCCGCAAGACACACATTTACTTTCACCATACATATTCTGTTTGGCTCGTTCTTTCGCCCTCTGCCTTTCTTCTTTGGTCATAGGGCGTATCTCTTTTAGTGGGATACCGAATGTGTACTTACCTGTCATGTAAGGTTCTCCGTTTTATCTTGGCTATCCTGTGACCATTCAGAAGATACTGGTGGATTGTTCTCACCGTAGTTTCCGTACTCATCAAACCTCTCATCTTTGTTGTACCTGATGTGATCCTCTATGAAGTCATACACTAACTGTATATCCATCTTAGCTGCTGCACAGTACATCACTAGCTTCAAGCCTTCCTCTGTGAGTAACCCACGGGCATGTGCATCCATGTGAAACTTAAATGTTGCACCACCGTCTTCGTGTTCTTCTACGGTTTCAACACCAATAATACCTGCATCTTTACTCATCATTCTTCTCCTTTACCCAAACTTATATTCTGTCAAGCCATCTGTCAATGCTGACCACGATACAGGAAATAGCTTACGCATTCTGTCACTGATCTGTGTAGCAACAAACCTTGTCTCCGCTTGTGTATCAGAAGCACAACGCAGGTTACACATATCAGCAAAGGCATCTAGGCTGCCTGACCAATACCATTCGGTCATGGTAGACTGTGGCAGTACCATACGTGCTTGCTCTGGGCAGACACCATCTTTTAGTAAGTCGTTATATAGACTACGGGCTTCATCGTGTATAAAGTCTGGGCCATCTTTTGCATACTCTGATAATTTAATGGAGCCATCACTTCCCTGCTTCTTATCTTTGGCACGTCCACGCCATGTCTCAGGGACATAGAACTCAGGCTCTTCATCTACATACCTACGGCTAATCTCGTTCCAACGTAGGAACTTATGCTTGACTAGCTGACGTGCTACAAAGATGGGAGCCTTGACGTGAAAGCTGGCAAAGCAATGCCCAAAAGGTGACATGTGTTTGTGCTCTGCCAGATAGTGTATAAGCTTCTCGTCCTTCTTCTCAAGCTCCCATTTACCTATCACATTATCGACGCAGATCATACCTGATCGTTTACCAAATGACACACGGGCAGCATTTACTACTGTAATATCACTACCCATATGACCAATGTATGTTGCTTCAATCATTTTTTATTTCCTCTAATACTTCTATAGCCTCTCCTTTAGTCAATTTAAACCATTCACCTTTTAAACCGCCAGCAGTGCTACGTTCCCCTTTTCTTTCAGCAATTTTATGTGCTTTGCGTTCAGCAAGATTACGGTTATCAAAATATACAGAATGTATAATCTCATAGTCACGTAGTGGAGAACTTGTTTGGTATCCATTTAATCTGTCTTGAGAATCTATTGCCTTACCTATCTTTATCCACTCAGGCCATGCAGGATTATATATTGCATATACATATCCTTCCACTATATCATTTAGTTTAGATAGCTCAAAGGCAGCATCGTTGATATTTTTATATCTACCCGCCTTAAACATTTTGTGCATTGGGTTTTTCTTAGAAATTTCTTTTCCATTTATATACACTCGTGTAGCATCACGTTTTTTAACGGCTTCTGGGTTATCTTTATAGTAAAAAGATTTACCTGTTTTTGGGTTTGTTGTGTTTTCTAACATATCAATCTCCTTCTTATGCTACGTATCTTGCTGTTTTGTATTCAAGTTCAGTGTGTACAATACCGTGCCACCCTGTGAGTTTGTTTTTCACAATGTTAATGTGACGTTGGTTGTCTTCTTCATCCTGCCCTTCGACAGTGGCATTTTTAGAAATCATAATCATCAGGTCAGCTTCTGCTGCCTTACCTGTACGACTACCTTCCATCATGGATTGGTTGAGTATAACCTTACCCTCTGCTTCAGCAGACAGTTGGGACATGTAGAATACTGCACAGTTGTACATCTTTGCAATCTGTCTGGCGTGTATTGCATTAGCCTTGAGTGCTTCATCAAGACGTGCAAACCCACCTGTCTTAGCAAACTTATCACCCATGTCTAGGATTACAATGTCAGGTTTGTACGACTTACATACAGACTCCACCCAATTCATGTCACGGCCTGTGGCATCCTTGAACATGATGTTACCACGTATACGATCAAAGATGTCGGCTGCTGTAATCTTGTTCTTACTGATCTGGAACTTGTCCATGCCAGTAGCAGCCGTGATGTATCTATGTGCGACACGGTGATACCCTTCCTCGTTACACAACACGATGCACTTTGCACCCTGCCATGCAAATCCGTTAGGACCAGCCACAAGAGAGGCATGGAATGATGTCTTACCTGTATTTGGTCTTGCGCCGACCTCAATCAGGTGTCCTGCATTGACGCCCTCTATCTTACGTACAAGAGTAGGTATGTTGAATACCCACTGAGACTCAAGGTCAGTCATTGCAAGTATCGTATCAAGACTAGTATCTTCCCACGTAACTCTAAGGTTGGGAGTGAAGTCATCGCCATACTGTTCAAGCAGCATACGTAAAGGCTCAAGACTAGACTTATCGCCATTCACGTAATCAAAGCCAAGGTTGGCAATGTCCTCGCCAACTACCTGTTGAAACAGTTTGGATAGCACTTCCTGTGCTACGTCACCGCCAATAGGCTTCTCACGTTTCACCTGAGAGAACAGGTGTGAGTATGCCTGTTTCTGTGCAGTTGTAAGTGTAGGATTGTTAGCCATGAACAAGGCTTCAATCTCATCTGGTGTTACGGTACGTTCGTAACGGGTCATAGCAGTGTCAATGGACTGCTTGATCTTACGTACATCCTTGCTGAATAGTCTATCAGGGCAACGAGCACCACGATGTTCATCGTAAAACTCTTTGTCCATCAAGCTACGTATGAGGGATAATTCCATTTCATTCTCCTAGCGTTGTCAGTTTCATCATGTCGGTTGGATTCCTATACTTGAGGTCATCCAGTAGGTATAGCACACGTATGTGTTTCACGTGTGATCGTAATTCTTTTGCAATTGCCAAGGTCTTTGGTAGTGCATCGGGGTCTAGGGCAATCACTGCTGTTGAGAACTGTGATAAGTATTGCTTATGTCCCTCTGATAATGATGTACCCAACACTGCTACCCCGACATATACATCATCATCTTGGCATCCAGTTCCGTCTGTCGCACCTACAATAGCTGCACTCACACAGTCCTCAACAACTACAGCAGTTTTACCACATCCGTAGGTGTATGGCAAGCTACTATTTCCATATCTTTTCCACTTGGGTAATTTCTTTGACAGGCTACGGCCCGTTGCATCTACCATTACATTGCCCTGCATAATAGGGAACACCACACGATGTTCCTTCACATCGTACAGTAGACCCAATGCCTTGGGGTCAAGCCCCCACTGGTCACAGAACTTACTGATTGCATCATAGTCCTGTACAATCCAATCAGGTTTAGAAAAACCTACAGAGTGTGTTTCTTGTGCAACACTGCCAAGGGATTTACGTATGTCATCTGCGGATAGATGCACACGTTTACCCCCAGACACAGAGCACCCAGCCTTGTAACAGTTCCACACTAATGATCCCATGTTGTTAGTAATAGTAAACGTTTTGTATCCATTACACTCAGGACAATTCATACGTTTAGTTTCACCATTACTAAGTGATAGATCATTAATTATATTTCTTACACTCATATGTATCACTTTCTATGTTGTTCGTTTCACTCAAGGATACAGATACATTACGCATTGTCAATGCATTATTTGCACTGTCATAAGAATGTTTCAGATAAGGCTTCACTGAAGCCATGTGATTGTGTCCTGTCACAGACATGATCTGGTTTATTGGTACACCTTTCTGATCCATCTGTGTTACTCCTGTTCTACGTAAGTCCATAAGACGTAGGTCTTCTGACAGTCCAGCTAGTCGCATGACCCGTCTACCTACTTTTGATAGACGTTCCATAGCATAGGGATTATATACACCAGACACAGGTCTAGGGTGCGGTGCCACATACTCTTGGAATCCAAAGTCATTACGTTGTGCATTCAACATCTCTGTCAAGTCATCAGAGATGGGTAGTGTCACCTCTGCCCTGCGTTTACTTTGCTCAAGAGATAGCTTCTGTCTGTGCAAATCAATGCTTTCCCACTTGAGGTTACGCATATCCCCAAGACGTTGACACCATTCATATGCCATCTGTACGATCAGCCCAATGTTTCTGTATTCAAACTCAGAGTATGCAACGTCAAGGAACTTGATTACATCTCCATGTGTCCATGTAACTTTTCGTTGCTTAGGATTCTTACGTTTGATGTTAGCCCAAGGATTCTGCGTAGCATGTTCCATCTGTATGGCATAGTTGTACACTCTGCTTGCACAGGTAGCCGCATGATTAGCAAAGCTTACACCCCGTTTAACCCAATCCTCATAGGCTTGCTTGGCAATCTTGGTTGTAACCTTGTCGTATCTACGCCAGCCCATAGTCTGATGCAGTATGGTCAGGAAGTATCTGTAGTCAACTTTAGTTGTATCACGTAACATATTGAAATCATTAGACTGATAGTAATAGTTGATCAGATCTGTGACCTTGCTGCTTGGCTTGATGCGTATAACAGAGAGTTGTTCCTCTCTCCATCTGTCAATGTTATCATTGTGTTGTTTGACTATCTTACGAACCTGCTTTAAGTCTGACCCATAAGACTCTCTTTTTACTACACCTTCATCGACTAGTATCTGTGGTGGATTGAAACGGTAGGAGATGTCACCCGAAGATGACACCTGTTCCTGTACGTAACGTGGAAGTTTAGGCAATTACGCAGCCTCCAGTTCTATGAACCGTGAGTCACTGACCCACTTGCTCACCTCTTGCTCACGGCTGAACATGCTGATAGCCTGTGTGTCATTGCCAGTATTACGTAGGTTGAACCCATTGCGTTCATCAGCATAGCTGGCATAGTTTGTGAAGGCAGAATACAATGCCCACTTGTTGTGACCCCGTGTGCTTGCCTCTGCACAGTACAGACTATACATCTTCTCTGCCTTACGGCGTGATGAAATCATCTCCTCAAGCAAAGACTTGATGTCCACATACTTTGTGGAAGTTTGCGCCCACACCTGCATCTTGGCAGTCTCTTCGTAGAAGTCACGCCGTGCACGTACCAGTTCCTTGATGAAACCGTCAAGTGTAAAGTTGGATGTGTTCTTCTTGCGTACCTTATCATACTCACCACGGATCAGACCGTTGGTACAGAAGAAATCAATAGCACCAAAGAATGCTTGGTTGCTGCACGATCCATCAATACCATGCAATGATATGATACGATTACCCAACGTAGTTGTGTGCTTGTCGGTATTAATCTCTACCTGCATGTCAGGTAGTGTGATGTCTAGCATAGACCATGCACCACCACGTGCGGACCGCCAGTTAAACTTGGCATTCATCATCTCTGATGGGTCAAGGTTCTCTGTGATTGTGTCAAAGACACCACGGTAGAAGTCACCGTGTGATGCACAGGTAAACTTGTCACCCACAACACCAAGGTATTCACCTGTGTCTCCATTGATGACATACTTTTTGTCCTTAACTTTGGTAGGTTCAAACTCTACAGCAAAGTCAAGGTAGTGTGGTACGTCGAAGTTTGTAATATCAAATGGCATATTTGTCTCCTTTTCATTTGTTATTGGCAACTGATGCCCCGTTATATCATACCCATCACCCCTATACTAGGAACGATAAGCTATTTGTAGTACTTGTGTGTCTTTAATGACACAGTTTTAGTCAGTGCCTTTGCCCAAAAGGGTTTTACATAATGGGCATGGTAGTGTGTTGCACCACCTGTGTTATCAGGCACAGTCCCATCAAGCACATCTTGTGCGATCAACTGTGACAATGCCCATGCTTTCTTTTCATATGGGGTGTCAGGTTTACCGTCACAGTACCAACTGAACTGGCACTTGTGTTTGCCCTTGCTGTATCCCTGCTTCACGACAGAGCACACATCGTCAGGCCATCGGTCATGTGCCACACGGTTCAACACTACGTGTGACACTGCATACCCTTCAGACATAGGACTGTTACGTGTCTCGTGATACACGTTAAGTGCAAGGCACATCAAGGCTGCACTAAGCATAAGCCATCTCCCAGTTTTGGTATTCAAACCAATCGGGCACATCACGTTTAGTCCACACCATTTTAAACCTGTGTTGCTTTGTCTGATAGAACTGACGATAGCTTTGGATAGGCCACGGTCTACCTGACTTCAGGTCAGTGTGTTCACTGAAACACTCAGGGTGCGGTGTGATACCACCATCAGGCACATACTGTGCAGCATCTACAAGTGCATCATACAAACGCCATGAGGCATGTACCTTACCATATCTGTGTGTGTATTCACGGCACATTTCACGAAACATATCCAATGAATACAGATAGTTAGCACGAGTTTGCCCTGCCCAGATAGTGCATGGATGCTTCTGATGTACTGCACGGTACAGCCCTACTTCTTCTGCATACTCTGGTGCATGTAACCTAACGGTAGTGCACAACATTTGTGCTTCTTCTAGTGGCATCTTGACCACATGCTTGTCACACAAGTCACGAGCACACAACTCAGGTGAGTAATTTATAATAAAACGGTTCATGTTTTATCCTTTCGGTTGTGGTAGTTTTGGCGGTG